TTGCTACACAAGGTGCTACTACATTAACTATTAAAGCAGTTACTAATGCTAAAACTTTAGTTGTTGGTGATGTATTTACTGTTGCAAACGTGTACGCGGTTAACCCACAAACTCGTCAATCTACAGGCTCATTACAACAATTCGTTGTAACTGCCGCTGCTTTATCAGCAGGTACTGAGTTCGTTGATGTTGCAGTTCAACCACCAATGTACACACCTGCAAATGCACTTGCTACAATTGATGCTTTCCCAGTAGCAGATGCTTTAATTACTTATGTTGGTGCAGCTTCAACTGGCTATGCTCAAAACTTAGTGTATAACAAAAATGCCATTACTTTTGCAACGGCTGACTTGTTATTACCACAAGGTGTTGATATGGCTTCACGTCAAGTTCATAACGGTATTTCATTACGTATTGTACGTCAGTACGATATTAACAATGACCGTTTACCTTGCCGTATTGATGTATTGTACGGTTACTCAACAATCCGCCCACAAATGGCTGCACGTATTTGGGGCTAGTAACTGGGGCTTCGGCCCCTAGATTAATTTTTTAGGAGATTATTATGTCAGCAATCACAACCGCTTATCAAACAGGCCGCCGCTATCGCTGCACCTACTGATTTAGCAACAAGTATCGTTGCTATCAATGCTATTCGCGTAGCGTTAACTAACTTAGGCTTAACAGCTTAATATGATAGGGTAGTGAGTTATCTCACTACCCTACTAAGGATTCTTTATGGTTATTTACTTACAACACCCTATTCATGGAACTAAAGTAGCAATTGCCGAAAGTGAAGCAGAAGCTGATATACAAAATGGATGGATAGTATATAATCCAACTACGCCTTCATTAGTTGAAGTTGCGGCTCCTGTAAATGGATTGGCAGTTAAACGCAGACGGAGCTAATATTATGGCAACAACAGCTTATGACCAAATTTGTGGGGCGTTACGCCTAATCGGACAATTAGCCGAAGGTGAAGTACCGACTGCGTCAACCGCACAAGACTCGCTTACAGCGCTAAATCAAATGATTGATAGTTGGAATACTGAACGACTTTCAATTTATTCTACACAAGATCAAATTGTACCTTGGGGGCCTGGTGTAATAACTAAAACTATGGGGCCGTCAGGCGACTATGTTGGCAATCGCCCTGTAATGGTAGATGATTCGTCATACTTCCGTGATCCTGCAAATAATATTTCATACGGTATTAAGCTTATTAACCAACAACAATACAATGGTATTGCGGTTAAAACAGTGACTTCTACTTATCCACAAGTGATGTGGATAAACATGGAGTACCCAAACATTACAATGACCGTTTATCCAGTACCTACTAAGCTACTAGAATTTCATATTGTTTCAGTTGAAGAACTAACTCAGCCAGCTACGCTTGCTACTGTAATTGCGTTTCCACCAGGCTACCTTCGTGCGTTTAAGTACAACTTAGCTTGCGAATTAGCTCCTGAGTTTGGCGTAGAGCCAAGCCCACAAGTGTCACGCATAGCGATGACATCTAAACGCAATCTTAAACGTATCAATAATCCTGATGATATTATGGCATTGCCTTACAGCCTTGTTGCTACTCGTCAACGCTTCAATATTTTTGCAGGGAACTATTAATATGGCCGATATAACCATTTCAGCATTACCCGTTGCAACCGCAGGGGCAGGTACAGACCGTATTCCTTTAGTGCAAGGCGGTGTTACTAAACAACTTACCAATACACTATTGTTTACCAACTCTACGCTTACTACGCCAATATTAGGTACACCTCAATCGGGTACATTAACAAGTTGTACGGGATTGCCTGTAGCTTCAGGCATTAGTGGCTTAGGCGCTGGCGTTGCAACCTTCTTAGCCACACCTAGCTCTGCTAACTTAGCGACTGCGGTAACTGGCGAAACAGGTTCAGGCGCATTGGTATTTGGCACAAGCCCAACAATTGCTACACCTACCTTAACTGCGCCTGTCTTAGGCACAGTTGCAAGCGGTGTGATTTCAGCGTGTACATCAACAGGTATGGTAATGGTAGCGCCTGTATTAGGCACGCCTACAAGTGGCGTGTTGACTAACTGTACTGGTAGCCCTACATTTACAGACGTTAAAACGTCAGGGCTAGTAGCGACTACAGCAGCAGCACCTACGATTGCAAGCGCCACAACAATTGCACCAACTAAACAAATTACGTTTATTAGTGGTACAACACCTGTTGTGACAATTACTGCATTAACACCTATCTCAGTAGGTGGAGGCACAATTACATTAATTCCTACGGGCGCGTTCACATGGACAACCGCAGGTAATATTGCCGTATTAGGTACAGCCGTTGTTAATAGGGCATTAACCATGACCTATGATGTAACAACGACTAAATGGTATCCTTCATACGTTTAAACTATGAAAACGCCTATACTCGGATCAAGCTATGTAGCACGAAGCATTAATGCAGCGGATAACCGCATGGTTAATCTATTTCCTGAGCAAACACCTGAAGCAGGTAAAGAGATTGGCTTTCTTAATAGAACACCAGGACTTAAATTTTTACAGACAGTAGGCACTGGCCCGATACGCGCATTATGGGCGCATCAAACCAATGGTGCTGACTTTTATGTAGTGTCAGGTAATGAGCTTTATCAGCTTGATAGCTTAACTTCTACGCCAGTATTGCTAGGTGCAATATCAGGCACAGGGCCAGTATCTATTGCAGATAACGGTACGCAGATATTCTTTGCGTGTAATCCTGACGGATTTATCTACAATGAAGTAACTAATGCTTTCGCGCAAATTACTGATGTAGATTTTCCAGGCGCAGTCACAGTAGGATATATTGATGGATACTTTGTATTTAATCAGCCTAATAGTCAGCTAATTTGGACTTCACAAATATTAGATGGTACACAGATTGACCCGCTTTCTTTTGCTAGTGCTGAAGGCTCACCTGATGGCGTAGTTGGCATTATTGTTGACCATCGTGAAGTATGGATATTTGGTACTGATTCTGTTGAGGTTTGGTATGATGCAGGTACTCCAAACTTTCCGTTAACTCGTATTCAAGGCGCGTTTAATGAGATTGGTTGCGTAGCGACTTTCTCTATTGCCAAGTTAGATAATGGGCTATTTTGGCTAGGTACAGATGCGCGCGGACAAGGTATTGTCTATCGCGCTAATGGCTACACAGGTACACGTATCTCAACTCATGCTATTGAGTACGCAATCGCTCAGTACAGCAATATCTCTGACGCGGTGGCATACACCTATCAACAAGAAGGTCATTCGTTCTACGTGCTTCTATTCCCTTCTGCAAACGCGACTTGGGTATACGATGTAGCGATAGGCGCATGGCATGAACGCGCAGGATGGGAGAATGGTGTATTTACACGTCATCGTTCTAATTGCCAATGCAACTTCTTAGGTAATACAGTAGTAGGTGATTTTGAGAACGGTAACATCTACACATTAGATTTAGATGTATACGCTGACAATAACCAAGAACAAAAATGGTTGCGCTCATGGCGTGCATTACCTACAGGTCAAAATAATCTTAATCGTACAGCGCAACATAGTTTGCAATTAGACGCTGAAACAGGGGTAGGGCTTAATCTTTATCCTGCGTATGATGGACAAGAAAAAATTACGACTGAGGCTGGATTTTATTTGACAACTCAAGCTGGTGAATATTTAACTACAACCGCGTATCTTGAAGCACCAGGCTACAATCCTCAAGCCATGTTGCGTTGGTCTGATGATGGCGGTCATACATGGTCTAATGAACATTGGGCATCAATGGGTAAGATTGGTCAATATGGCTTCCGTACCTTTTGGCGTAGGCTTGGCATGACTGACAAGATACGTGACCGCGTATATGAAGTATCAGGTACAGACCCTGTAAAGATAGCCATCGTGGGGGCTGAATTACATATCAGCCCAACCAATGCTTAATATAACGCAAATACCAGCACCACGGGTTAATTTAATTGACCCTGTGACTGGCTTAATGTCACGCGAATGGTTTGTATTTTTTAATAATATTTACACGATTGTAGGTGCTAATCTTGGGGTTACACAGATTGCTAACGGAGGTACAGGCTTATCAACCTTACCGACTAATGGGCAACTATTAATAGGTAATAGTGGAGAATACAAACTAAATACATTAACGTCAGGGGCAGGGTTTACCGTAACTAATGGCGCTGGCACTATTACATTAAGTATTAATAATACAGGCGTAACCGCAGGTTCGTATGGACTAGCAGCTAAAGTAGGAAAATTTACTGTTAATGCACAAGGTCAAATAACAACCGCAAGCGATGTAAATATAGCGATTAACGCAAATCAAATTATTTCGGGTACAATGACTGGGATTGCTATTGAGAATTGCGTAATAGGCGCATTAACACCAGCCGCAGGCACGTTTACTACTGCTACTGCGACTAAGTATGTAGGTATTTCAGGAGGTACGTTTTAATGGCTCAAACAGGCTTTACGCCAATACAGATTTACTTCAGCACAACGGCTACTAATGTGCCATTAAATACTAACTTAGCCAATGGTGAGTTAGCGATTAATTCTGCTGACGGCAAACTGTTTTATAAAGATAGCGGTGGCGTAGTACAAACACTAGCCAGTCAAAACCTTTTCGCTAGTCAAACAGCTAATTACGTTTATGCGTCACCTAATGGTTCAGCAGGCGTTCCAACATTTAGAGCTTTAGTAGCCGCGGATATTCCGTCATTATCAGCCACATATATACCTTACACAGGAGCATCAAGCGCAGTAGACCTTAATGCTAAAACATTAGTTAATGTAGCCAATCTTGGCGTTAATACAACTGGTGTGCCGACTATTAAATTTAGAGCAGTTGGTGATAATAATTCAACATCACGTATAGCTATGAGAGGGTATTCTAGCGATGCTAATAGTTCAGCTATTCGCGTTAGTAAGTTTAGAGGTACATCTGGCGCGCCACAAGCCCCTATAAGTGGTGACAGTCTAGGTAAGTTTGAACTAGCAGGTTACGGCACAACTTCAGCAGAAGCTTATCCACAAGTTTCTTTAGAAGGTGTTACAACAGAAATTTGGGGAGCTACAGCTAGAGGGGCAAAAGCATTAATTAAAGTCACACCTAACACAACTATTACTCAAGTAACTGCGGTTACAGTAGATCAAGACAGTAAAGTAACATTGGCAGGTGCATTAGCGGTTACAGGGGCTACAACATTAGCAACTTCATTAAGTGGCTTGGCTAAACTCACAGCAGGTGTAGTTTCTACTGCCACAAGTGGTACAGATTACGCACCAGCGACTAGCGGATCATCAATCCTTTATGGTAATGCTGCTGGTGGGTTTAGCAATGTCACTATTGGTACTGGTGTTGCATTTGCTGGGGGTACATTATCAGCTACAGGTTCTGGTGGTACAGTCACTAGCGTAACAGGTACAGCACCAGTAGTCAGTAGTGGCGGTACAACTCCTGCTATTAGTATGGCAGCAGCCACTACTTCAGTAAGTGGTTATTTAACATCTACCGATTGGACTACGTTTAATAACAAGTCTAATACCAATGGCACTGTTACAAGTGTAGCAGCCATTACTTTAGGCACGACAGGTACAGATTTAAGTTCAACTGTAGCAACAGGCACTACTACTCCAGTTATTACTTTACAAGTGCCTACGGCTTCAGCTACTAATCGTGGGGCATTAAGTTCTACTGATTGGTCTACTTTTAATAGCAAACAAGCTGCGTTAGTTAGTGGCACAAGCATTAAAACTGTTAGTGGGGCATCTTTACTTGGTGCAGGCGATGTAGGAACAATTGGCGTTGCTTATGGTGGTACAGGAATTACTACTACTCCATCTAACGGTCAAATTCCTATTGGTAATGGTACAAATTACGTAGCAGCAGCTATAACGGCGGGTAGTAATATTGCAGTTACGAATGGCGCAGGAAGTATTAGCATTGCTACAAATTTAACTGCGCCTAGCATAACAGTCTATACAACAGGGTCAGGAACATATACTGTACCTACAGGAGCTAAGTGGCTTGAAGTAAAAATGATTGGTGGCGGTGGTGGTGGTGCAGGCGGTAATGCTAGTGCAGTACAAAATGGCGGCGCTGGAGGTAATACTACTTTTGGTATTTCACTATTAGCTGCTAATGGAGCTACTGGCGGATCAACATCATCTGCTGGCGGTTCAGCTACCATAACTTCACCTGCTATTGGAATTGCTAAAACTGGTAGCGCTGGACAAGGGTTTAGTGCTTTGTTAGCTCAATATCAATCTGGCGGAATTGGCGGTACAAGTCAATTTGGGGGTAATGGGTCGGGAACAGCAAATGCCGCAGGATCAGACGCAATAGCAAATAGCGGTTCAGGTGGTGCTGGAGGAGGTACAACTAATGCTGCTTCATTAAATTATAGTGGTGCAGGTGGTGGTGCTGGTGGATATATTGATGCAATAATACCTTCACCCTCTGCAACATATTCTTATGCTGTAGGAGCAGGTGGTACTGCTGGCGCTGCGGGTGGCGTTATAGGTTATGCTGGCGGTGTTGGTGGTTCAGGTAGTATTTATATTACTGCTTACTTTGGATAATTATTATGCTTATTAGACATTGCATTATAGATACAATAACAAACTTAGTAATTAATATAGTAGACTATGAAACTGAACAGACAGGTGTACCTACTGGACTTGAAAAACATTTATTAGTCATGCCAAGTGCTGATGGTGAAATAGGTGGTACTTATGCTAAAGGTGTTATTACTAACCCGCCACAAAAAACAAGAGTATTAATTTAATAAGGATTAGAAAATGACAACTTTAGCCCCAAGATATAGTGATTTAAATGGCGCAGCCGCAGGGGTATTAACAAGCGGTATAGAATTATCTACCATTATTACTGCTACAGGAGCTACATTATCTCCTTTAATTATTAATAAGTCAGTTAATGTAACTGCTAATACTATTATACCTGCGACTATTGCAACCTCTGTTTTAAATGGGGCTATCATTACTATTGCAACAGGGGTTACATTAACATTTAACGGAGCATTTAACGCAGGTGTTTATAAAGTATTTAATTGTGTAGGAACAGGTAGTGTTGTGTTTAACCCTCAATATACGGCTGAAGGTTTTGCTGAATGGTGGGGCGCAGCGGGAGGAGGCGGTACAGATTCTGCGCCAGCAATCAACGCTGCGATTATTGCGTTGTTAAAAGTTCAATTGATGGGTGCGGATTACTTTTGTTCACAAACAATTAACATAAAATTGCCACATAGAGAATTGTGTGGGGTTGGCTATTCATACGCAAGCACAACAGACCAAGTAACACGTATTTTAGCAACAAGCGGTTCAATCAATACAATTCAAATTGGCCCTGATAGTAAGCCAGCTACTATTAACGATTTTCAAAAACAAAATGCGCTGCGAAATGTTTATGTTGGAAGATCAGTTGCACCTGTAATTTCAAGTTCATGTAGTAGTATATTAAATCAATATACTCTTTATGCTCAGTTAGAAAATATAAAAGTTGACGAATCTATTTATGGAATACAATTTGTAGGTACTGTTTATACGAACGCAACTAACTGCCAAGCTGTTCGCGTTACAGGCGGATCAGGTGGTGGAACAGACCTTTGGTATGGGTATTATATCAATGGGTCTGTGGACATTGGCGCGGCGGGTGGGAACGCATCTTTGTATCTTAACTATTGTATTGCAAGTTGCAATAATGTTGCGCTTATTGCTTCTGGAAGTACAGGGTTTTATGCAAATGATAAATTTTCTGACGTATATATGGAAAGTCCAGAAACAGCCACTTGTACAACTTCAATTGTCGTGTTAGGTAATGCAAGTCAAACATTACATGCATCAAACGTAAATTTTATGATTAAAAATCCAATCAGCGATCAATTTACTGCTTATGGAATTTTTATAAAAAATGTTAATGATTTTGGCTCAATTTCAATTTCAGGTGGGTACTATAGCCCTAAAGCTGGAGCTATTGCTTGTTTGTACATTCAAGATAGTAACGGGTCTGTTAGAATAGATGGAGGCCAATTTGTTATGATTAGTGCACCAACAGCATTTGGCATTACACTAGATACCACAAGCAATGCCATTATTGACAAACCGCAAATCTTAGAGAGTTCTACATCAGGCGTTAACGCAATAAACGCTGTTAGTTGCTACATTGCACCAGTCTGTAAAAATTATCAAAACACATTAGCAACCGCTACAGTTCAGTTTGTAAGCGGATGCAACGCTAATTATGTAGCACCATTTGTTAATGGTGACCCTAACATAGCAGCACTAGGGGTTCAATTTATCGGGGCTACAAATGGGCGAAATGAAATTAATTGTACAGGACTTAACTCATCAGCAATTTTAACTGGCAGCGCGAATAAGTTAATAATCAATGGGGTTCAAGTAACTACTACAGGTCTTAGTGGCACTAATTTAGTATCAGGTGTAATGACTTAATATAACTATGGATTTTAAGGAATAATTATGGCAGTTAATCTATCACCTTTAGGTGGCGCAGGATGGCAGTTCTTTGATAACAGTGGTGTACCTCTAGCAGGTGGGCTACTGTATTCTTATGAAGCTGGCACAACCACGCCCGCGCCAACATACACGTCAGCCGCAGGCACAATAGCGAATACTAATCCAATTGTATTAGACGCTGCGGGTAGACCGCCAAGCGAAGTATGGCTTTCAAGTGCATATTCATACAAGTTAGTATTAAGAACTTCTACTAGCGTGTTGTTATGGACAATGGATAACCTAACGGGTATAAATATTAAAAGTGCAGATCAAGCGTATGCTACTGCAACCGCAGGACAAACAGCGTTTACTGTAGGCTTCACATATACAGTAAGCAATAATAGCCTAAGCGTGTTAGTAAATGGATCAAAACAAATAGTTACCTTGAACTACACCGAAACGTCATCAACTGTAGTCACGTTTTTAACTGGATTAAATTTAGGCGACATTGTGGAGTTTGTGCAATAATGGACTTAGCGATTAATTCAGCTGAACAGGCAACTTTAGCATTATCAACATTAGCTAAATTTGCTAACCCTGAACAGGCATTACTCGCGCATGAACAAACAGACTGCCCTGTAACGCATCACTTTGGGCCTAGCTTATGTATTCGCGAAGTCTTTATGCCCGCAGGTACGTTAGCAATAGGGCATAAGCAAAAGTTTGACCATATGAACATCATGCTACAAGGCAAAGTTATGGTAGTAAACGATAATGGTGATTTTGTTACTTTGACTGCACCCTTAATGTTTGTAGGTAAGCCAGGGCGTAAAGTAGGTTATGTATTAGAAGATGTAATATGGCAAAATGTTTATGCGACTAACTTAAAAGATATTGCTGACGTTGAAGATTATTTTATTGAAAAAAGTTTAGATTGGCAAACAGATGCCGAAGCTAAATTTGCAGTAAACGCAATATCGCATAACGCTAGTAGAGAAGATTATTTAGCTGTATTATCTGAATCAGGCATATCGCACGAAATAGCGCGGCAACAGACTGAAACTGAAACTGATAGAATAGATTTAGATAATACTAATTTTCGCGTAGCTAAATCGCCTATAGATGGATTAGGGTTGTATGTGACTTTACCTATAAAAGCAGGGGACATAATCTGTCCTGCGCGTATAGATGGGATGCGAACACAAGCTGGGCGGTATACAAACCATGCGTTAAATCCTAATGCAAAAATGGTATTGTTAACTAATGGCGATATAAATTTAGTTGCATTGACTGATATACAAGGTTGTCAAGGTGGGGATATAGGCACAGAAACTACGATTGATTACCGACAAGCTTTAACATTATCAGGTATAAAATTTCAAGGAGATATTGTATGTCAGGAATAGCAACCGCAATCGTAGGTAGTTCCATAATTAGTGGAGTGATGGGGTCTAATGCCGCTTCGGATGCGGCAAATACGCAAGCCGCG